ATTCTATTAACCAAGTTTTAGATTCTAACTGTCCTCCCCAGAAACTTTCAAGCGTACGGTCGCGGTCATCGCTGTTGCGAATTGCATCCATCCAAAACTTAATATCTTTAATATCTATTTTCATAATTCATTTACCAATTGATCAAACGCTTCTTCGCCTAGTATGTTATATAATAACACAACTATGAATATAAACCATAATACCCAAAACACATAATAACCTAACTTTGTCCATCCTAATCCTAGTATTTTATATACTGTTGGCATAGGCAAATACTTTTCAAATACTGTAGTAATGTCCCATACAAATTTTAACATAAAGATCCACATGAATGCTCTCACGTATTTGTTCTCTATGTCAGACACTTTAAAATTTTTTTGTGCTTCTGTTACTTTTTTATCATGCGCCTTATAGCGTTCCCATAACTTCTTCATTTGTTTTCCTTAGGTATCTTGTTGTCAGCACTACTAACACATGTATCAGTTACACACTTAGATGGTGTCTTAAACAGCGTAAAACCGTCTTTAAGCGTACCTAGAGGTTCATCGCTACAACTATAAGCTCTTTTAACTTCATCGCCACGTATGATGCAACTTTGATACCCTGCATTGCAATTCCAACCTTTAAATTTGTTAAAGCCAAATGCATTTAATCTTTCTGCTTGATCTAATTCGTATGTTACTCCTTGAGCATCTTTAAGCCTGACTTGAGGGGTGTCTTGCTCTGATTCTGTTTGGAGGATTGTTGTTTGTTCTTCCGTGTAACCACTGACCACAAATGACGCAGTTGGGTCGCTTTGTGGCTTAAGAGTAACATGTATTCCTCTATCAATAAATCGTAATGATCTTTCATAATATTCCTTCCATAGTTCGGGTACCATAACTTGATTAATTGTTACTAGTACTCCTTCTTTCATAAGCTGTAAACACTTATCTCCAAATTCTTGTTCATTTGCAAACTCTGCATGAAAACTTGCTGTAATACTTCTACGTTGCAAATCTTTAGTTGTCTCTAACCATTTATTCCACCATTTACTTCCTGGTGATAAATTTGTAGTCATATGTAAACTTTGATATTCTGGTGCTGTATCACTACAGTAATACTCTATGAGTTCCCCAAAGTTTTTATATGCTGTTGGTTCTCCGCCACTAAAACTAAAATGAAACTGTGTATAGTTGTTATCTCTTGCTTGGCGTTTTATTTCATCAATAGTATGTTTATATAAACTTAATTCTTGATGGTCTGGCTTATCTGTATTTGCATAAGGCCAACAATATGTACATTTATAATTACAAAACCGTCCAAGGATCCAGCTAACATTAAACAACGGATTGTCTAACATTGTTTTTTGTCCTAAAGACGTTATATTATTAAACGGAATCGTTTGCATACTGTTGTTCTAACCATTCAAAGTTATTTATTAACCCCAAATCAGCGCCGACAGAAAGGCCAAACTGCATACCAGCATTAGCACCTCGTAACGCATATCTACTATGTATTCCATCAGCATGAGTAGTCCAAGTTTTAAGTCTATCATTTGTTTCTTCCTCTAGTTGTCCTTGTATTGTTTTGCTTGCCAACTTTGCACATTCTCTAAACGCACCACGCCATGTACTTAATGGGTCTGTGTTGAACGCAGTAATGTTGCTAACACTTGGCATTGCTTTAAATTTATCACTAATACTAGTAGTCATATCATTTGTTGTAGTGTCCATTTTTAGTGTAAGCATACGTGGTAATAACTTAACACCACCATACCCGTATTCTAATCCGTTAACAGGATTCTTTGCTCTCCACACATGAACACAATCTAAATCGTAACTACTGACTTCGTGATCAAATTTAAAATCGTCTACTATCTGAGCGTCACCATCTACAACCCAAAACATTTTTGTAAAACATTTTTTAGCACCTGCTACGTGTGCTTGGTGAATTCCTTTAACGTCTTTAACACGCTTTGCCATTGGATACTGTTGTTTAAGTTTATCCCAATTACTATCAGCGTTTGCTTCACCGTAACTTATAAAAACAATATCATACATGTGGTGCTATCTCGTTAGCTAGTTCCTCTTGTATTACCCTATCTACATGACAGTTATCTGGAAACCTGTCGCTGTCTGTCATAATTTTAATTACGTTTTCGTACTCGTCAACTATAGTTTTAAACTCTGTATCTTCACCTTCTGGTAACACAGGAATATTAAGTTCAGGTTTTTGTCTAGCAAACATACGTAAACTTTCTGCCGCATTTTCTGTTAGGTCTGGTCTACGTCTACGAACATTTTCTGCTGTACCCCAGCTACTAATTAATGGTACTGGTCTTCCAAGTATCTTATCCATCCATTCACGATGTACATATTTTATAAAAGTGTACTTACTAATATCTTTAGGTAGTTTACCCCAACCTTCAATTACTAACCAAGGTATACCTGTTTCCTCATAAATTGCTTGTGCGCCATCTAATGCTATTGTAAGTAATTCATCACTTATCTCTTTAATGCTGTTAGCATTTTTAATTTTATCTTCGCTTTGGTCGTAATATTTTTGCAAGTCATATAGTCCTGCTTCATCTGGCCATAGACTTCTTTTTAAATCTCTGCAAGGCTCAGTAAGCATCCATATAATTAAGTTAGGTTTATAAAATACTGGACTAGTAAAACAAGGTGCAAGACCTAATGCTTCTTCAACTTTAAAGATTGCTTCAAAGTTACCTGATCCACCAAAGGCATAGTTAGCAGTAGCATGACCCATTTGATCTAAGTTATAACCAAAGCCTGGCCATACAACTTGAAAAGGCTTAGGTGCAGAACCTTCTAAGTATTTGTCTTTGTTCCATGGTTCAAATAGTTCTGGGTGTTTAGGATTTGCACAAGCAGGTCCTGGAATAATAGTTCCCCATTCACCTAGTGCATTACTGTCACCAACAATTAAAATTTTCTTCATCGTGTGTTTCCATAATGGAATACTTCTAACTTTTTAGACTCGAACTCTCTCCAAGGATCAACTACAACACTTCCTTCACTAAGATAACAGTAAAGAGTTGGATGTGCTAATAATGCTACGGCTGTAAAAGGACCTTTTTGTGGACTAGCCATTGGATCAACTTCAATACAATGATAGCCTGCTTCTTTACAATAATGTCCTACTAACAAACTGTAACTTCCGTCAGTATATGGTACTCCTGGTTTATATGCAATGCCATTTAACAAAATTGGTAAAGAACGCTCCTCAGCAATCTTAATCAAATAATTTGCCATATTTTTAGCCTGCACTTCTCTTGCATTCATTATAGCATCAAATATATCATATTGCAACCCCAAGTTTTGAGCCATGTAGCGTAGAGCTATATTATCTCTTGGGTGACATGCTCCTCCATCGCCCATTCCTGCTTTCATATAACTTGGACCCATAATACGTTGGTCGCTTTTAGCAAGTGCATTAGTTACTACATCAACATTAATATGTCCTTGCTTTTCTGCAACATCTTGTATCATATTAACTAATCCAATTTTTGCACTAATAAATGTATTGTAAAATACTTTAATACATTCGCACTCGTCCCACGTACCAATTTCATAACGTGGATCGTTTTCCATTATAGTTTTGTAAAAGTCTACTAATTCTTTTGCATCACCTGTAGTACTTCCATCGTCTGTGCCAATCATAATCATTTCAGGATTGACCATATCCCATGCAACTGTACCCATTGCAATTAAATACGGATTGTAAACAAATCTAGTATTAGTTACTAGTGGTGCAAATTCTCTACGTACTGTGCCTGGTAATACTGTACTAATTAATACAAGTAATTGATCTTTATTCATGTGCATGTTTGCTTCACGTATGCAATCAATTACAATGTCGTATCCAAAGTCTTTAGGTTCTAAATGAGCCGTAGGTGCTTTGCCATCATAGTCTGGATGATGCGGAGTAGGTACTGCAATGAATACAATATTTCTATCCTTAACAGTCTCTTTGATACTAGAACAAACTGTTACTTTGTCGCTCTTAACATTAACAACATCATACCCTGTTACATCATGCCCCTTTTCGGCAATAACTTCTGCACAAGGTAACCCAAGTTTTCCTATACCAATAAACCCAATCTTCACTATGATCTCCAATCATTATATACGTACATAAATATAGTAGTATTTATGGAAAGTATACCTTATGAAGTTAATTAAAGACTCTATCATGCATAACCCGTTCATCCAACAGCCAAAAACTACGCTGTCGATTGAAAAGTTAAAAGATCAAATAGTACTAAGTCAAGAAGCGTTTGGTGATGTGTCTGTTGTACATGCGTTAATTGATTATCCTAAATGGCAGAAAGATGTTAATATTTTTCAGTATGTTAAACAACGAGCTCAGTCAAAATTAAGAAAAGATCCAAAATGTTTTTTCTTTTTTGATGCTAGTACCGAAGGCTTTAGTACAATACACGATGCTCCATTTTTTGATGTACTATATTATAGTTGTAAACAAGCAAGAGTAGATCCTGAAAAAATTATTTTCTTTAGTTCAAACATGTACGACAACGATAATATTATACGTTATAATATGGAACACGGGATTGAACGATCAATTAAAGTTGTTACATTTAATAATTTTGAAAGTATGATATTTGGAATAGCAGGTGCTATGAAGCCTGGTAATGCTATTGGACAACAAATTGAAAAGAAACCTATTGAACTTATTTTGCAAGAGCGACTAGAAGAAGAAATAGAACAAACAAAAAAACGTTATACAGGTAAATCATTTTTAAGCCTAAGTCGTGTTAACAGGCCACATCGGACGTTAAGTGCATATGAAATTTTTCACAGTGATTTATACAATCACGGATTAGTAAGTCATAACAGATTTGATAAAAAAACTATCAAACATATGGAAAGTTATCTGTTGCCGATAGGTTCAAATATTAGTCGGTCTAATTTAAAAACTTGGAATAAAAATATTTTACCTCTTACAGTTGATACAGAGGATTTTATAACTAATCATGCTTTAAGTCTAAACAGCTACTTGCATCAGCAAACATTATTTCAAGTTGTAAACGAAACATTTGCAGAAAACTGGAACGGTACTAGCTTGTTCTGGAGCGAAAAAACATTTAGAAGTATATACCATTTACAACCATTTGTTATATTTGGTCAGCATCAGTGTAATCAGAAATTACAAGACTACGGCTACAAACTATATACTGAGTTATTTGATTATAGCTTTGATGATGAACGAGATACATACAAGCGTTGGACTAAACTTAAAGCACAAATAACTAGGCAAGTAGACCACCTACAACAGTTAGATCCTAAAAAAGCAATCAATTGGAAGTTTAGATTTGCAGATATATCTGTACACAACCTTAAAACTATGATACAAGAAAAGCATACTAAAAACGTTATGTTTGATTTGGTTAAATATTTAAAAGAGAAAAAGAATGAAGAAACTAATACATAACCATCCTAGAAGGATTTTTACATTTGGCTGTAGTTTTACTGGGTATCAATGGGGTACATGGGCAAACATACTAGGTGTAGAATTTCCTGAAGCAGAGTTTAGAAACTTTGGTCGTAGTGGTGCAGGTAATCAGTATATACACAACATGATTATGCAGGCTGATAACATATACAATTTTGATCATAATGATTTAGTTATTGTACAATGGACTAATGTATGCCGTGAAGATAGATACTTACCTGAAAAAGACGGTTGGCTAGTTCCAGGTAATATATTTTCGCAAGGATCCTACGATGAACAGTTTATTGAAAACTACTTTAGTGAGTTTGGATCTTATGTTAGAGATTTTGCACTAATTAAAAGTGCCCATCAATTACTTAAACATCGTACTAATCATCACATGATTAAGATGTTAGATTTTGAGTTTTCAAACCAGTGGGATCTAAAAAAGAATCCTAACTTAAACTTACAAACACTTACAGAAATGTATGACGAAAGTTTACATCAAATACTACCTAGCTTTTATAGTACACTATGGAACAATAACTTAGAGGCTAAAATAGCAAAAGATAGAAAGATTGTACATAAAATATTTCAAGACGGACACCCTACTCCACTTGAACATTACGATTACTTAAAAAACGTATTCAAACATGACTGGAGTGATAATACTGATCAAGTAGTAGGTGCTACACAAAAGACGTGGATCAAACTAATGAAAGGTGCTTGTCTAGGACAACCTGGTAATGGCTTTAGTTTATATGAAATGAAACCGCGTTGGTTAGATATGTTAAAGTACGAAACTATTATGCGTCCTAATACGCAAATTAATCCGTTAATACATCAATAAGTTCTGGGAACGTTTCGTTAAAAGAACGATTACGTATTTTATCAAAATACATATTTTTAGATTTAAACAAATCATTTGCACTTTGATCAAATGTTGACTTGTGCAAGTAATCAATAACACCATTTACATATCTTAAATGTTCTGTATGCGTTACTGTATTTGCGTATGCTTGTAACTTATCTATTGCTGTATGTCTTTGTTCATCTGTTAGTGCATTAAAACTATAATGATTAGGTTCAACAATATTATAAAGCGTACTGTTGTTTACATCAAACCCTTTGCTAGACATATATTCTAAAAAGTCTACAAGTGTTAATACGTTGAACGCACTTACTACGCAATTAAAACTAATAATTACATGCGGACTTTCTTCTTTAATAATTTTTAAGTTCTGTTCAATAGTTGGCCAGTCAGTACCTTCTCTAATATACTCACCCCTGTTTCCATAGCCGTCAATACTTGCACGTACTTCAACGTGTTTAAAATTATTCCAATACTCTGTAATACTTTTCTTCTTAAAAAATAAATTACTTAGATTACTGTTGTATTGTAATACAGCATCAGTCTTTTTATTTTCAATTAAATAATCTAAAATATCATAGTGCTTATCTGTAATAAGAGGTTCACCGCCTGCAAAATAATAATCTTGGATACCTTTAAGGTACGGCTTAAACTGTTCAAACAAATTATCGTTGTTGTCGCCACCTGCAAAAATATATACAGGTTTCTTTTCACCTTGCTTGTTATCTTCTACAGCCCATGTAGAACTGTAAGTACTACTACAGGTTCTGCATTTAAAGTTACAAATGTTACTCCAGCGTACATCAAAATATAATAACTTCATTATATCTAACGAACCGTCAAAATTGGTTTCGTCTTTTATACTGATGTGTTTTTTAAATCTATTATTTTGTGCAATTCTATTGCTTTCTATTCCTGCTTCTTCGTGCTTCCAACATTGTGTACACGCACTAGGCTTTTCGCTGTTCAATAACGCTAGTCTTAGTTTTTTATATTCTTCACTATTCCATATTTCTTTAATAGTGTTCTTACGTGTGTTACCAAGAGGTTGGCGCCAATCGCCTATACAACAAGGAAGTACGTTGCCGTCTGGATTAGCATAGAAATGAATCCAAGGAAGTATGCAAAATGTATTACTTTCCGCAGTCATTATAAAAGCCTTCTAGTTCTGGAAAAGTTTCTACCAAGTTACAGTTACGTCTACGATCAAATTCTTTAAACCAGTTATGAAAATCTCTACGTGCTTGTTCTAGCTTACGTGGTTCATAGTGTGTTGTACGCATATACTCTACTACACGTTTAAACTTTTCATATTCTAATCCTGTAAACTTAGTACGATTGTTGTCGTCTTGGTTATCTTTAATAAACTGTAAATGTTTTTCCATATACGGCATAAATTCTTCTTTAGGTAAAATGTTCATGTCATATATACTTGGTTCTTTTAAATGAGGTGTATCAAATCTAACACGTTGCCACTGTGTAGCATTGTCGTCACTATTATATTTGGTGCGCCACTCTAGTATTTTTTCTAATAGTTGGGTAAAACTAGTTACACCAAATATGTTAAATGTAATCATAAACGTTACAGGCCAGTTTGTATTGCTTAGATAGTAATCTAAGTTTTGTTCCCACAACTTAATGTCTAAACCAGTACGTGCATATTCTGCTCTTGGTCCCCAAGTATCAATACTAGTGTATAATTTAAAACTTTTAATCTTGCCTTCTGCTTTTAAACGCTTAACTGTTTCAGTTAGTCTTTCAACTAGCTTGGGCTTAACACCCATGTTACTGTTTACTTCAATTTGTATGTGTGGCTTAGGATCGTTATCTAACTTTTCTAACAGTTTCCAAAAACTTTTATGCATTAATGGTTCGCCACCTGTAATACGCAAAATGTTTAGTGTCTTACTAAGTTCAGGCCACCATTCCCAGAACGCTTTTACGTATGGATTAGTATCTTCGTCCTTCTGTACTTCAAACCAATCAATGTCTTGCCTATGTGTACTTGACATGTCGTATGGTCCGTGTTGTTTTATTTCGTTCCAGTACCTACTAGAGGCTTTAGGGTGACAGTATCCACACTTAAAATTACATTCATTACTAAAACTAATTTCAATATACTCAGGATTTACGTTAAAATCCGCCCCTTTTTGTTTTATTTCCGCTACTCTTTCAGGTGTGTATATACTTGCAGTTTTAATATGTCTATCACTTACAAAGTCTTTACCCATTGCTTCAATTTTCCAACAGTAACTACACCCGTCTGGTTTATCTCCACACATCATTGCACTACGTTCAGATTTCTTTTGCTTTGTGTTGTGCAACGCACTAGGATTTCCTTCTAATTCTTCTAAAGGAATTTTATGCGGAGCAGGATGGTAACAACTATGTGTTTCTCCTGTTGCAAGATAGATAGTTGTGTGATGCCACTTTGCTAAACAGAATGTTGGAGAGGTTTCATCCTCAATTTTAGGCATTAGTGTTTTAATTTTTTCTAATTCATTCATTTACGAATAACTCTGTCTGTGTTAATGTATACTTGTTTGAAAAAATGACTTTGTTCATCGTCAAACGGTGCAGACGAGATAGGCAATCCACACTCGCTACTAAGTCGTTGACCTAATTCTTTGCTGTACACTAATGGGTCTTTATCTTTTGTTTCTTCCCACAGTTTATTAAGATATGTAAAGTCTCTTGTTTGCACAAAGTCCCAATCTGTACATGTTGTCATGTAACAACCTTGCCTTGCACCCATTACACTCCATATACCATTGTCTACATCAGCACCAACTTGCATCCATATCAACAAACGCTGATGATTTTGCCACCAAGTATCGTTTGCAAGGTCTTTAACTTTAGCACCTCTATTCAAACTCATCTTAACACCTTCACGGAACCCNGCTCTCCATGCTTGATGAGGAGTTGCATTAATAAGACTTGTACTATAGTTGTCATTTAGTTGATAGTAATTATCAAAGTAACAAAATTCAATACTAGTATCATCTCCACCGTCTGTGTTTTCGTGTGTTTGCATATTCTTTACAAAGTCTTTAGTCCACATTTTTAAACTGCCGTTGCCATACTTTAGTCCGTTAACATTAATGTGTCCACACCAACTAAATTGATAGTCATCGTCAACTTTTAATTCATCTAAATCCAATACTACATTTAAAAACTCTGGATCAATAATTGTATCACCATCTACTGTAACAAAGTGTTTAGTTTCGCTTAGTTCAGCACAGGCTTTGTGTGCCGCATCTGATCCTTCTACACCATGTACACGCTTTGCCCACGGAACTTTATTAACTAAATCAACAAAATTCTTCTCACAGTTAGGCTCGTCATAACTTAAAAAGATAATATCCTGTTCAGCGATGTTTATTTTCATTTGATTACCTCGTACATGTATCTATCAAAGTTTTTAATTGTATATACGCTAACTGGTTTTGCACTAAACTCAAAATCACTATCAAAAGGCAGTACTACGTATTTTACGTCTGACAAATCAGCAAAACTAAAACTTAATGTTTTTAGTAATATATTTGGATCATCTTTTTCTGTAATACTAAATGTTATTGTGTTTTTAAAATTAACTTTTTGTGCTAAAATGTTTGCTTTTAAATCTCCGCCAATGGTAATCTTCCAACATGTATCTTTAATATTTTGTAATACATGAATATCAGGTACTTCAGCTGATGTACTTGGTAGTTGATATATTAGATCGTCTACTAGATAACTGTCAATGCTAGTGTTAGAACGCTGTCTAAGTTCATATTGTTTAGCACGTTTAATATAGTGTACGTAATAGTAGCTAAGAGGTTCTTGTCCTGAAATTATACCTTTAATTTCATGCTCCTCTACAGGAATATAACTTCCGTCTTTAGGTTTATAGTTAGGTACTGAAATAATATCTCCGTTAGTAGGATCAAATACTACATACCTTTCTTGCTTAGGTAACTCTATACTTAGTTTCATATGTTAAGATACCTTTCGTACTTTTGTATTTTAGATTCGTCTAAAAATTCTTTCTCAGTATAATGGAAAATACCTTGCTGTTGATGATTACCTATTTTTAATTGTAAGTCATCTGTTAGATATGCCCCTACTCTACTACGCCAAGTTTCACTAGGGTTATACCAACCTTGTATTCTAGGCTTCATATGTGTAAAACTAGGAAACGTTACTTTCTTGTTTGTAATTTGATCTTCACAATCTAGTATCTTTGTAACGATTGCTGTACTTGTGTCAACACTTAGAAAGTTTTGATACTCTTTACTTGCATACTGACCGTAAAAGAACTGCCAGTTATTCATTACAAGCTCTAACCATGAATAAAAGTCTTTAGCAAAATCACATTTTTTAAAGTAATGAAAGCCTGCATATACGTTTGGTAAGTTATTTGCAATATATGTTTTACGATAGTAAGTATCATTTACTACTTCGCCTCTGTATGTGTATACTTTGCTAGTATAGAACACTTCATAGTTGCTTAAAAAGTTCCACCATGAGTCTAAGTTTTGTAATACAAGCATATCTGTGTCCATTACAATAGTTTCATCATAAGGACTAGCATGATATAACTTCCAACGGTTAGCTACTTTCCATGCCATGTTAGCGGAATCGTCTTCCCATGGTATTTCTTTGATAACATCAAACAGATCTACATACCTAGATGGTACTGTATCGTTGGTTAACAAACAAACTTTAGTGTCATTAGTAGCTCTAATACTCATAGCTAACGCACACGCTTGTTCTACGTAGTCATATTCGCTGTTTTGTGCTATTAAAACTATCCCTTTAGTCATTGTCTATGATCCTATTCAAACTGAACTTGTTCATAACGTGAACACTACTACCTTTAATACGCAAAGGTGTGTATTCGCCAAGGTGTCCTTCTTTTTCTAATAAAAATAAAAAGTTGTCATCATTTAATTCCCACAATATATCTCTATCTGCTGTGTAATACTTTTTGCCTGGTAACGAACTTGCAAAACTACCTGTTTGATATCCGTTCATAATATGTATTGCAATACTAAACACCCAATCATTACGAAACGTTGCTTTATTAATTTGAAAAATACTGTTGTAGTGTTGCCAGTTATCTTGTATGTGTTGTGTTAAGTTAAAAAATGTTTCTACTTCTTTGCTTTTCTTAAAGTATACAACAGTAGCCCAATAGAAGTCTACACTAGTTTCACTAATTTTAAGGAATTCTGTATTATCTCTAAATCCTGTTAGGTCTTTTGCGTCTTTATATATTAAGAAATTGTGTTCTTGTGTAAAGCAATTTTTAAGTACATCATTTGCAATGATATAATCACTATCTAATAAGATAGTTTCATCATACGGGCTTAGTTCGTATGCTTGTGTTCGGAGGTCGTTTTTAAATTCAAGTTGTTTGTACACACCTGATCCATCAAAGTATCTTTTTTCGCTAAGACCTCTAGCAAATGGAACTTCGATTACTTGATCAAATACAGTATTATAGTCAGTATACGTTTCTTTCATATACTCAATACTATCTGTAACAATAGTCGTTGGAATATTAAGATATTTAGTAATACGTTTTGCTAGATAATGAGCTTGTTTAATGTAATCAACTTGTGCATTATTCCTAGCAAAGATTAATGCGCCTTTACTCCTCATATTCTACAAGTCCAGATACCTTACGCTGACTTCTAATTTTTTCGTATGCAGTTAGGTATTCGTTTGATGCTGTAAAATAGATATCTAATATGTCACTAAGGAAGTCTTCTACGTTTTCAACCTTTACAGGTATGTCATTGTCGTCAATTAACACTACAGACTCCTGACCTGTTTGTACTAACATATTACAGAAGTTCATTAGGTCTTTGCTTACGGAGAATTGGCCACCGTTATGATAATGGATTGCACTTTCGTAAAACTTTTCTTTTAAGACTCTTTTTTGGTTGTTAAGAGTAGTCATGTAATTGGCAAATTCTAATGCCTTTTCAAGACGTTCATCCATACTTATTCTCCTTTAGTGTATTATACACTATTTAAAGAGAAAAAGCAAGCCTTAACTTAGATTTGAACTGCCGTTTGTGGAGTAATTTGGAGAAGCTACTTCTACTGCCGCCCCTGTTGGACGTAATTGTGTGATTGTACTGTTTAATACACCTTCTACGTTTTCGTCTGTATTTGGGTTACCTGTGTTATCATCGTTAAATGTAACTTTGAAACGTAAAACTGTACCACTTACTTTGGATCCTTCGATTTTGTAATCGTTTGCGGCATATAGCCCTGATCCTGTTTTTTCAAAAAGCTGTTGATAACTAGAATCTAAATCATGGTAACCAATTGCACTACCGCTACCTGAACCTGTTGCTGTAGTTGATGTATAGTTCATACTAACTGTACCCATGTTAACTAACATAGTCATCCAGTCAATTGTTTTACTACTTGATCCAACATATGTAATGTTAGAAGCAAAGCGAACAGTTCCGCCTGCATTAAAAAAGTGTCTTTGATGATTTGCATCTGCAAACGTTACATCAATAATATGTGAAATTGTACCGTTCCAGGAAGTAGTTCTAGTACCTGCAATGGCCGCTTCTGCTGTTGATTGGCTAATATGTGATACAAATTTATCATTCTCAAGTGTTGTAGCAAGATTTTCAAATTGTACAATACCTTTTTTGTTAATTGTATCACTATCTAACACAAGGTCAACATTTTGTGTAACAAGGTTAATCTCGGCTGGTGTTGTACCTGTTTGGTGAATACGTCCGTTTGCCATATCGCTGTATAATTGATTAATATCAATTGCTTGTACGTTATCAGAAACTCCAACTTGGGCACTACTTAAATTTTGACCGTATCCGTCATCACCTGACCCTACGCCCATCACAGTAGCAACTCGTGATTGTAAGCTGTTGTACCTTGCCGCTGTAATTATATCGCCGACTGCCATCTTATTCTACCTCTATACTTTTAGAATGACTTCAATTAAGCCTTCTTCGTTTGATTCTGGTTCCCAACTCTCTAAAGCAATACCTACTAAGAAGTGCCCTTCAGCTCTAATAGTATGTCCTACTCCCATTGAGTCAGCATAAATTGCTTCGCCTTTATTAATAATACCTGTTACTCTTACTGGAACACGCCCTTTAAGTGCAACTGCTTGGCCTTCTGCCTCGCTATTCATTAAGAACGCTGGTTTAGCACTAATTACACCTACTGGAATTTCAGTTGGTTCAATAGCTCTTACTTCTGCGTCTAAATCTTCGTCAAATTTTGGAACACTAACAATAGTTCCTGTTGGTAATTCTTCTGCTGTTTTGTAAATCTCAGCCAAGTCAGCGTATTCTGCTGAAGTTGCTGTACCTGTAAATTTGTTTGCTACTAAATTACCACTTGCATCTCTAACTGCTACTGTGTTATTAGTTGCCGCTGTATCTGCATTACGGTAGTTTGCGCCTACTTGCATTTTTTGTGCGTTTTCTGCTAATCCATAAAAGTTAGTGGCATGCATTTCACTGAATACTGCACCTGTTGCACCAATTGCATATGCGTTAGTAGAACCAGGCATAATACCTGTGTCTTGTATTGTTGCTACATGTTGCTCAACACCACCTACGTTATCAACTTTAAGTTTAATTTTAGTTCCAACGTCATTTTTAATAACGCCTTCGTTGTCATTTTCAACAAAGATTTTTAAATCACTTGAGTTACCAATTGAAATACCTGCATCTGCAAAACTAACAAGTGATGTAAATGATCCTGAACCTGCTAATGCAAAGTCAGTAGCACTATAGCCACCTAGTTTTAATGAGTTACTTGCTGTACCCCAGTAATAATCCTGTGTACTTGTAACACCGCCTGTTGCGTTTGTTGTATTTCTTAGTGTTAAACCTTTTTTAACAACATCAAATCCTGTAATAGCATTTGACGGATCTGTACTATCAATAGTAAATGTTGCACCTGAAATAATATAAATTGTTTCATCGTTAACAACAGCCTTAATAACTAATCTGTTTACGTTAGTTGTATCTCTAACGTTAGCTGAAACCATCTGTGTAACAGTTGTACCTGCACCTTGTGGTCCTATTAGTACATAACCTGTACCGCTATATGCGTATAATTGTTCGTTTGTTGAATCCCACCATAGGTCACCTGTTGCTAAACCTGCTGGTGCAGTTGCGGCAACTTCAGCACCGCCTGTAGTTCTAAACTTAGATCCATCATAAAATTTTAGCTTATTAGCCCCCGAGTCGTACCAAACCTGTCCTGAAATGGCTTTTGGAGGTTGGTTAGCACCACTAAAGTTTTCTAATAAGTGTAAAAAGTTCTCGTTCTGAATTTCACCGTAACCGGCGTAGTTTTTACCAACTAGTTTAATATCACTAGTTTGATCCACGGTTCCATCTTCAACAACTGTTAAAGTAGTTCCATTATATCTATCAATAGTATATGCCATTTCTTTTCCTCTATGTTACTATTTATCTCTTACCACAAGCCGCCGCTCGAACCAAGATCGTTATCAAATACCCATGCACCTGCGGCAACTCTAAAGCGTTTTAAACCACGTGATATAGTAACGTTAACACCACCTGATGCTGATGCAAACGCAACGTCTTGTACTACACTCTGATTTAACACACCGTTAGCATCTACTGCAACGTATGAGATGTTTTTAGCCGCGTCTACGTCAATACCTGTAACTGTTGCTCCTGCAATAGTTGAAGTAGCTATGTACGCATATGTTCCGGTTTTCTTATTACTTGCTGGATAAATGTCTTCAATGATCGTTGAAATGTTACTATTAGATAATCCAGTGATATCTAAACTCATTACAACTGGTTCTAAGTTAATCTGATCATCAACATAAAACTTAGTAGCGGCATCTGTATTAGTTGTTGGTTCCGCTAGTCCAGTAATTTTTTGGTTATTAGTAATTGTAATACTTCCAGTACTTTCTAGTTGTAATGGAGTACTAGTTGAAATCTTTGCACCTTGGATATTAGTTTGATCAACATTAAGCTGATTCAATGTACCAATGTCTGTAAGTCCAAGTGCTTGTGTTACTGTTGAACCTAATTCTGTTTTGTTTAATACGTTAACACCTTCAGCTTTGTACCACTTAGTTGCAACAACGTCAATGTTTTCACTTGATGTCCAAGCACCTGTAGCATTTCTCCAAACCCATTCTTTATCAAGGTCGCTGGATTTAAGAATAATTCCGCCAAAGTCTACGCCTGAATTATCTAATGATGTACTATCACTAGTAATACCTAATTCAATGTTTTTATCTTCAACTCTTAAATTTTGTGTTTCAATGTTAACAGCTGGTGATGTTAAAAATAAGTTACCGTCAACTCTCATATCACCACCAACATGTAATGTATGCTGTGGAGTATCTTTAAATATACCTAAGAATGATTCTGATGTGTCAATAGTTATTGCATCTACAAACCCTGTTGCTTTTCTAACTCTAATTTTATAATCATGATTTGATAATTGGTTTTCGTTAACAACGCTAGTTCCAACTACCTTTTGAATATTGTTTTGTGCAGTACCAATTGTAATACCACCACTGTTAGCAACTGTTACTGTTCCAGTTGTAACTGAGTTAGAGTCTGCTGATAAAAACTGCGAAGCACTTTTAGCTACGCCTGCATTATCAACTAGTGCCGCGGCACTATCTGCTGAGCCTCTAAATACAAAGTCTGAAACAGTTGAAATAATATTAAAACCTTTCTTAATACTAGCAAGTCCTGTAATGGCATATGCCGCCGCTGGAGTAAATTCATTGTTTGAAAATACACCTATTAGCGTTCCTCCTATTGAAAACTTTACAATAGTTTTGCTATTGTTTTGAGTATCTAATATTGTTAATGTTTCAAATCCTGACTTGCCTTGGTCACTTGTATAAATTGGACCTGCTAAGTTAAAGTTTGTACCATCATAAAAATGTAATTGTTTTGTTGCGTTGTTAATCCAAAGATCACCTGCAACTACACCTACACCTGGTTGTGAATTTTGTACAATAGGACCGCCACTAGTTCTAAAGTTTGTTCCGTCATAAACTTTAAGTCTTGATTCTGTACTATCAAACCATAGCTGACCTTTTAGTGGTAAGCTAGGAGCTGATGTGTTAGCAAAATTTTCTAATATCTTAATAAAGTTTTCGTTAATACTTTCACCAAATCCTGAATAGTTTTTACCTATTAAGGAAATGTCAGTACTTGTAGTATCTAAACTACCGTCGACTAAATCTACTAATAATGAGCCGTCCGTTTTATTTAATTTATAACTCACTATACTGCTCCCGTGTTTTGCCCAGCATATATGATCATGTTAATTGCCATATATGGATTCATAACGTCAATTGGTTGTCCAATTGTGCTATTTGTTAGTACACTACCTGATGATGGATATGCTTGTCCTGCTTGTGTTCCTGTTGGAGCATCATATTGTATACCTTGTGGATCGTTTGGTACACCTGTAATATCTCTAGTAGTATAGTACTGGTCTCCACTTGGTCCACGTAAATCATGTTCGTGTTCTGGTAAGTTAGTAAGTCCAATTGATTGTGTTTGTTGTCCTTCAACATTACCTAATGTATCTGCCGCCGCACTAGTTACACGGTTAGCACTTTCGCCGCCCATGTTATCTAAGCCTAGCATAAATCTACCACGCAAGTCTGGTAAGGCAAATTTACCTGCTGTTACAAGTGCTTGTGCTTTAAAGTTATATTCAATAACATTAAACAAATTTTGATATTCAGCAATAGTAACTTCTCTACCATCACATATTAACCAATCTGCTGGTAGTACACCTGCCGCAAAAGCAGTAATCATACCAACTGGTAATTGTGGAATAGCTTTAAACAAGTTAGTTCTTGATATTTTAAATACACCAGTGTCGCCAACGGGTCTATTAAACATATATTCATCTGTTGCTTCACTTAATGATTGTTCTGTTTTAGCCGCAATAAATGTGTTGTCAATTGATGTAGTAAAAGTTTTTACACTAGCATCTTGTCCGTCAAAGCTAAACTCAGGAGAACTAACATCGCCAACCATTCTAAATGTAGTTGCACTTGCTAGTTTATCAGTTGAACCTGATCTGCCACTAATTGATCCTGTTACGTTACCTGTTACGTTACCAATAAAGTTCTGCGAAAATACATTTAAGAACTGTTCGTTTTGAGTACCAATGTTTCTCGTTGTTGTAATGTTTGGAACAATATTACCTGTAGTTAATAATCCGCCAACGTTTGCATCGCTACCTACATATAATCTTTTAGCAATACCAACACCACCTTTAGCAATAATGCTACCTGTGTTTATAGTTGAACTGTCTGTTGTTCCGTTAACTAATACGCTACTGTCTGTTTGTATATTTCCAACTACGTCTAATGACTCAACTGGTGCTAAGTTATTAATACCAATTTTGCTTGTTGAATCAACACGTAAAACTGTAGTAGTTGTACCTTCATTGTTAACTCTAATATCAATGTTTGATCCACTTGTTTGGTGACCAATAATACCTGCTTGTCCTTCAATACCAATGTTCAATGCACTATCTGCACCTACTGTGATACCTGAATTGTTTTTAATTTTAACAGCAACTAGGCTGTTAGTTTCTTTGTCAGCTCTAAGGAAGTTTGCCGCTGGAACATTTTCTGATCCAATAACTAATGCTTCTGCTTTTTCTGCTGTACCTAAATATTTTGCAGTACCCGAACCAGTGATATCAAATGTACTTAAATTGTATCCTGGATTAATACGTGTAAAGCCTTGTATTGTAGTCTTTGGTGTAAATGCATCTGTTGCAATAATTGCAAGTGTTTTTGCTTTTACTTCAATAACTAAAACTGTGTACGTAACATTATCTGTACCAATAATAGTTGTAGGTTTAACACCTGTTGATAGTCCATCACTAAATGTTGGTCCAACTAATATCCAACCTGAACCTGTATACAAATATAATTGTTGGTTGTCTGTATCAACCCAAAGGTCACCTGTAACTGATTGGTTTGCTTCTGGTGCTGTTGTAGCTTTCTTTAATCCTGATGCACTAACCCAGTTAGTTCCATCATATAATTTTAACTGATCAACACCCGGTGTTGTATCATACCACAACTGTCCTTCTACTGGATTTGTTGGTGCTGTGTTAAAAGCAAAGTTTTCTAATAAGTGTAAGAAGTTTTCGGCAATAGCTGTACCGTAAGCAGTTGTATTTCTGCCTGGCAAGTCCAAGGACGTTTGTTGGTTAATAGTGTTGTCTTCAACAACAATAGTACCTTTTTGGGATAAGTCAGTATATTGTACAGTATATGCCATTTATTAAACCTCGTTAAAACCTGTTAAACTCTGTACTCTAACAGTATAATCAATTTGGATTAATCTGTTTAGTGATTTTTGTACAGGGTGGAAAATTACGTGTGTTAGCAATCTACCTGTTCCGCTAGTTGCATAACTTACAAGTCCTAACTCGTCAAACACATACAAACTATCGTTTGCTGTTGCGTTATCAAGAGCATCTTGCCCACTAGGCTCACCATAGTCTAACAAACAAGTTGCTACAATATCTGTGTAGTTTGTTCCGCTTACGTGTCTAGTTTCTAATTTGTTTCTAGTAGGATCAACGTTATTAACATTATTGTTGTCAATAACTTTAGCATATGTTTGATTGTACAAACTAGCGTTAGTTCCTGTTGAGTTTGGTGACAAGTACGTAATAATACCCGTTGGGTCTACGTTAGTACCGCCATTACCAAATGCCATTTGGTAGACCATACCTTGTCCTTGATTAGATAAACTTTCCGCTAATGAAATACTCATGTTCTCGTAGTGAATAGCATTACGCTTGTCCACCAAGATTTCACCAGTTTCTGGATTGTGTATCTTGATGTGCCCTTGCAAAAGAACACCTTGTTTATCATTAAATTTGTCTGTCATCATTATTTCCTACAAGTGTATTTATTTAGGTAACGCCACCTCTGTTGTCCTTAAGAACCTTGCAATGTCATTTTCCTGCCTATGTAAAGGAATTCCAGTGTCAGTCCAAGGTCTACCAATGCGTCTAACCACCACTATCTTGGTATTAATAGGTGGTGTTTCAGCTAATACAACAGTTGAAGTTGTTCCATCGACACTAAACTCCGCGGGCGATACCACATCTGCCTCTGGACTGTCTAAATCAACAGTTGGATCATATGTATTTATTGCATTTTTACGCAGGCGCTTACCAGCGACAAATATTTCAAATTCATGTACTGAATTTGGAATAAAGTCTACTACAATGCTACTAGTTGAACCATCTGCTGTAAATGTTTGCTGAAGTGTTCTATCTTGATATGGTACAGTTTGCTTATTACTCTGATCTAATAGTTCAGCTCCTTTAGCATGTACTGTTGCAATACCCGTTCCTAGTGTACCTCTACGTAATTGTCTAAGTACTCCATCTTCTTTTAAGTAATATTCAATACGCTCTCCATCAACAAATACAATACCCGGAATACTACGCTCTTTATTTGGTTGAGGTAGTGTATCAGAGTTAGTAACTTTGATGCTAGTGTCGTAATAGTTTAGATCTTCTGCTAAGAAGTATTGTGAATCATCACCTAAACGTTTAAAGTGTGTTCTATTAAGCATATCTTTGAATTGACTAAACCCAAACTTAGGAATAATAGTACTATTACTAAAGTGTATTACTTCCATTTCGTCATTTGCATCAATATCAACTGCTACTCTAATAGTTACTTTGTCTTCTAGTAATGCATATTCAACATTTGGACTTAATAGTACGCCATTTTTAGTTAACCATACATAACTTGTATCAATTGCAGGAGTTCTTAGTTTAATAAATCCGTTTGCTAATTGATGATATTCGTTATATTCTTTTGTATCTGTTGTAAGTGTAGCTCTTGCAACAACATCTAAGTTAATTCTTTCAATTTTTGCAACATCATGATTACTAAATTGGTAAACAGTTATCTTCTCACCATTTTGTGGAGCAGTTGCTAACTGTACTTGATTAGGTGTTTCAACCCAATATCCGTTAACGTCAAAGATACCAAAGTCATACTCTCCGTCACCTAGTAAGTAAACATCTAAAATGTCTCCGTTGTTACCAACACCAGCAAACAATTCAACACTTGAATTAAATCTATTCCAAATATAACTTGTTGATAATATTTGCTCTACACCGTTTAAGAATACTTTAATTTTTTCTGCTGGTATCTGTGCAAGTCCAACTTGCCAATCACGCAGTTTGTATTCTCTAGTTGATGAAACTGTATACTGTTGATTGTATCCAGGTGTAAGTATTTTATTACCTACTTTAACAACTACGCTGTTTGCTAATGGGCGTTGTGTAAACGGTGCATTAGCTAAATTAAATGTTTGTAATGATCCTGAACCTGTAAACTCATCAATTGATATCTGTGAGAACGACTTAGCCGCACTATCATAAATTACATATTGTATAAGTTCACCTGGAAGAGGAGCAACTGGCAATCTAAGTAATACTTGTCCTGCTGTTTCGTATGTTGCATCTGTTTCTGCAAGTACAGCATTAAGTGGAGCACCATCTTTTGTAAGGAATAAACTTAGTCCTGCTTTAAATTTAACTGATGTAACAAACACTGATGTTGATCCGTCACCTGTAAATGTGTCAGCATCAAGAATGTTTTCACCGTTTGCCGACATTGTAATAATGTTAACACTTTGTCCGTTTGCTATTGTAACGCTGTTATCTAATGTTAATGTTTTATCTTGGTAGTTTACAGTAAACAAACTGTTATTACCTGAATCTAAAATTGTTCCGTTAGCTTTAACAAATACGTCTTTACTACTTGCTGGTACTCTATCAAGGTTAAATGTACGGCTTCCTGTGTAAATGTAATTATAATTATTGATAATACTTGAACCATCATTAATTCTATCATATACTTTAATGTTTACACTATCAAGTAATTGCCCTGGTACAAGTTCTTCAGGTCCTTTTGATGTTAATGGAGTTACAAATCCATCACCGTCAACTACAATTTCCTCTGCACTAATACCTTTTGCAGTTGAGTATACTATGTCACCACCTTGTAACATTGTATCATATGCATCTGCATCTGGTAAGAAACTACCATCACTTGTTGATTTTCTAATAACAATTACATCGTTGCCTGCTGTTGAAATCTTATCATTGTCAATAACAAATGTATCTGTTGTGCCATCACCTAATAGTGAATTCATTACTGCATTTGGATTACCTGGAACTGTTGATCCATCATATTCTGGATCGTCAATTCTAATACCATTTTTGTATACGTTATATGTAACGCCATTAACTAATGGAGCAGACAATGTTAATACTTGTGTACTTCCATCTAGTTGGAAAATTTCATCTTCGTATGTTGCATCATATGAATCCCAAGTAGTTGTGTAGTATGGTTCGTTACCATATCCTGTACCAGTATTAAATGCAAAACTCTTAACTTGTACTCCACCGTAATCAATACCGTCCATTAACTGTGAAATATCATTACCTAACTGTCCTGTTGTAGGATTATAGAATAAGTTAATTCTATCTTGTGCTTGTAACATTGATACATCTTTTTTGTATGTAACAATAATAACTGCATTATTAGCTGGTGGATTTTCAAATGCAATACGTCCTTTGTATCTTGTGTAGGACTTGTCAGTATATTCTTTATTGCTAACTGAATAGTTACCTTGTAATTCTTCAATACCGCCAACTGTAATACTAACTTGGTTACGTCTTACGTCCATTGGCCATTTAACATCAAATAATGTTGAACTGTTATTACCTGTAAACGTTTGTGTTTCTGCTAATGAAGTAATTAAGAACGTTCCTGTTACACGGTCAAACTTACTACGCAAGTGCATTGCTCTAATTTTACTATTACCTATTTGTGCCGCCGCTTTAGCAATTCTACTTTCGTTAACAGTTGACAAACTACCTTCAATTTCGATAGTGGGTGCTGACAAATATCCTGAACCTGGATTTGTAACTTCAATGCTTACAACACTTCCGCCTGATCCTAATTTAGCAAGTCCTTTAGCACCTGTTCCACCGCCGCCAACAAATTTAATAACAGGTATTTCAGTATATCCTATACCTTTGTCACTAATGTTACAGCTAGTTATTTCAAAGCCTACATTATCTAACCAATGTTTATTTGGATATGTGCTTAATGATGCATCTTGTCCGTATATTAAGTTGTCTTTAACTTTAAGTGATGCTGGTTCAATACGTTGTGTTTCTTCGTTGTATTGCGGAGCAAAGTCAAAGTCACTAGTACTACTTGCAGTTAAATCTGTTTTAGTATAGTTACTTAGGTATTCTCTAATTTTTGTTTTGAAAGGTTTAGTTTCTTTAACAAATTCTTCATAGCTTGGTAAGTTATCATTTTGGAATGTAACTTTTTGTTGTAATTCACCAGCATTGTGTTTTGCTTTAATGAAACTAGTTTTAAATGCCCAATCAACAAATGGTTGCTCTGCAAACGCATATCTAATACTTGCTAGGAATAACTGATTGTATTCTACTTCTAAGCCGTCAACAAATATATCATCTCTAAGTGCCTTTAGAATAATACGCAATTCGTTAGTTGGTTGGTTATCGTAGAACGCTGTATCATAACTTAATCCGTCAAAGCCTACAAAGCTCTTAGTAAAGTTATACAGTTCTTCTTTAAATGCTATAGTTCCGTTTTGTCTACCAATAGTTCTATAGTTACTTGTGTAATCACTTGCTTCTTCGTTACTAATTTTTTCTAGTAACAACCAACCACCAGTACCAATGTTTTTAATTTTAACAATATCACCAATAGTGTCAGGTAATGCTGTTAGTAAATAACTTTGATCAATAGTAAAATCAATATCAGTAAATGTAGTGTAACCTGTAGCATACCAATCAATATAACTCCACCAGTTGCTTACATCATATGCTTGTGTTGATGTTCTTTGATACTCAGCTAATACTGTGTTATATGAAAATATTGACCATTTACTGTTTACAGTTTCGTCACTCTTAACAAGCACACTAAACAATCTTATTGATAAGTTTGTATTTGCTGAATAGTTTTTACCTGGGTTTCTAACTGTCACGCTACCTATACCGCCTGCGGTATTAAGTGTTATTGTAACTTGTGCTTTTTCACCATCGCCAACTTGCTCAAACTCGTATGTTGGTACTGTAATGTAACCCGAACCTGCATTTGTAATTTCAACTCTAATTAATTTTCCTTCTTCAAATACAGGAGTTAGCGTTGCTGGTTTAACTTTTGAAATATTAACAAAGTCAAGTTCAGAATATGTATCAACTGCTACGTCATATTTAGAACTAATAATTTCCGGTTGTGGATCTGATGATAATAAGTTAGTAAAACTATACTCATCTACAATTAATTCTTTAGCCAACACTCTATTAGTACGTTCAATTACTTGTTTAAGTGCTTCAGTATTATTTTTAAACATTGACTGTCTAGGTCTATTAAGTATACCATATTGCTGTTTAGGCGATACCGCTGGATCAGGAACTGGTCTATTATAAACATCTACGCCAACTAAGCTATCAATCCATTTAGCTTCTAAATCTTTGTTAGGTTTACTTGATGATAATCCATCAGTAATAAGTTGATACTGACTGTGTTGATTAATTTCTTGATTAGGAATTGTCCAATATCTAAAGTTAATTGCTTTTTTATCTTCTTCAACTAAGCTACCACAGTTATATAATCCAAATCTATCATTGGAATAAACTGCAACAAATTTGTAACCTTGTGCCGCTGGATCATTAATTAATTGTGCAACATCATACGCACTTGATTTTCTGTTTTCAAGTGTAGGAATAATTTTAGTATTCTTAACCCAATAGTAATATTTGTTATAGAAACTTGTACTTACATTATTGTATAATCTCTTAGTTACAAATGTAGCAGTTCCGTATTTAGGCGTTCCACTAATTCCTCTTGCTAATCCATCTTCTGTATCAGCTAGTTCTAACCACTGTGTTGGTGTTAGTGAAGTTTCAACCCATTCGTATACATCTACACTAGATCCAACCATTTGCTGATTAAAGTTAGCTGTGTTATAAATGATATTATTCTGGTATGGCTCAACCCATTGTACTGTACTAATATCCCACCATAGTTTACCTACGTGTTCATTAGCCCAATAATTTTCTGTATCTACATTTACACTAGCTTGGTCGCTTGTAGTATAAGTTGCAGGATCAAACGGTGTTGTAAATGCTAATTCTTCTTCAGCCGGTCCAGCAATTTTTCCTTGGATAGGATCAATGTAATCTAATTGTGTTGCTATTCCACTTCCGTCTTTACTGTAAATAAAGACACCTTTAAATTTACCTAAGTCAACTTGTTTAGTTGGACTTCTATATGTTTGCCATGGAAGTTCGTTACGTTGACGTTTGTAATCTACAACTGTACCAATAAAGTTATTACCTGTATTAGATGCACTTAGCTCTGGCATTGAAACATATATGTGGTTGTTTGACGCATGGATAAATTCTCCAAAGCGTTCAACGTTACTGTTATTAAATGCTAATTTCTCTGCGTACAATAAGTAACCACCAACATACTGGTAAATGAATACTTCGCCACTGTCTAAGTTTTCTTTACTAAACTGTGTTAAGTTATTATCGTATGTAGTTTCAACTGCTAAATCAGATTCTTTACTGTTAACGTGTTGTGCTGTTACAAGTGTACTATCGTCTAAGTACGTTTGCGGTTGCGGATCCATTGCGGCCGTGTATCTGTCAAAGGAAGTGTTATCAACTAAGTTACCACCTTGTGATGATACCATTAGTTGGTTACCTGAGAAGTCAACTGATTGACCAAAACGTTCTGCTACAGAACTATCCGGACTATAAAGCTCTTGGAATAAGTTAAATGTACCTTCTGTATTTTTGTATAGATAAACTTTACCATTGTCGTTTGCTACTGTGTCGTCTAACGGAGCACCAACTGCAATTAATTCGCCGTCATCACTTATTGATATTGACGATGCATATTTTGTAGATACAACAGGAGTTTCAATAACCTGTGAATATTCATAATGGTTATTATTAAATCTATAAATTGCAATCTTAGGACTTGCATTTTCAAAGTCAGCTACAGTTGCTAATACACTTCCGTTTTTACTTACAGTAAATGGATGTGCAAAATTATATAAAGTGTTGCCATCATTCTCAAACGTACTATCGCCATCTGGTTGATAACCTGTATCGTTTGGAACATGTCCAATAAAGTCAATGTTCTGTGCTAACAATGTCCAGCTTGTACTAAATGCACTTGCTACTTGGTTAGTTGAACTCTTATAAAACTGATTATTATAAAGTACAATATCGTTTGTAAAATATGCTAACGTATCACTAAAGACACCTTTGTATGAAGGATCATTAGTAAATGCCCAATCATATTCACCGTTACTGTCAACACCGTTTTTAACAAAATGTATTCTACCCGGATTAGTTCCGTTACCAGCACCTGGCGCACTTACAAACAATCTATATAGATTATCTTGCTTAGTCATCTCAAGTTGTGTAGCTAAGTTTTTATTATTACCTCTTTCAAGGTTTGTATAACCGTGTTGTAAACTGTATTCTCCACTACCTGTTTTGTTGTAGATAAAGTATGCACCTTCACTACTGTACGCACTTGCAACACCGTCTTTAGGATCAATTGGTAAGTTGTATATTTGTGTGTATTCTTTGTTTAATGGAGTTGGAATATTTGCTGTACGTGCCGCACCTGTTACAGAACGGTTTGTATAAAACTGGAATTCAATTTCATTTTTAAATGTTGGTGTTGTTACTTGCAACACCGTACTATCATTATTTCTAACAACAATATACTTACCTGAGTAATCAGTTGATAAGTCTGTTGATTCGATACGTCCTGTTAATCTGTTAAATCCTTGACCCTGCCAGTTACTAATGTGTAACTCGCCAGTTGCTCCATGTGTGTTACCGTATGCAAACACTCCAGCACTTGTGTCTAAGTTTTTAACAAATACTCTTGCACCAAGTAAACCTTCTTGTACATACGCTACAGTTGCATATGCACCTGTAAATAATTGTGTTACAATGTCGCCTTCAACTGGAACATATGGAACTTGGTTCGGTGGTGGTGTAAAGTTAGTAAATGTAATATCAATATAACCGTCCCACAAGTCATGTACTGTGTGAGGTGAATTTATGTATCCAAAGGACAATCCTAATGCTGATGGATCGTAAATTGTATTCAAGCTATCTTTAACTTGATTCATTGACAATGTAAAGTTATCTGTAGGACTTAATGTGTCTGTAATTGTTTTTGGCGCTCTAACAAACCAAAACGGTTCTGTTACAGGAAGTCCTTGTTTATTGTAATGACTTATTATTCCAATTTTACCACCCTTCGTTGGGTTACCTATATCGTTGTTAAACGCATTTACATCGTCCATTGTATTTGCCGCAACTTCTGGTGTTCTACTTTCTGATGAAAGTATAAAGTCGCCTACTACAAGATTTGGAATTGTAATTGTTTTTTCTGTAGTTGTAAAGCTATTGATGCCGTCAATTCTCCACCACCCGCCGTATGCTGTATTTGGGTTAGCAAATTCAACAGCCGTATAAGTTCCCATGTCAACGCTACTAGTTATTAGCGAACCTGTAGACTCAAATGCACCATTAACATCTGTCATATACAACATTGCTGAGTTAACATTATCAATAATAATATCTTGTAATGTACCAATTGCTGTTGGTGTAGATATAATATCACCTATTGCTGGTGTTCTTAAAATATTGTCAACATATAAAATAGCATCAATCTTTCCAGCAATAACTTTAGTGCCTTCAAATGATGCAACACCTGGTCCATTAACACCAAATGGTAATACACCGTTTGGATAGTTTTGTGAATATTGATTCCATTGTAAACTAATTTTATCGTTAACGCTTGAACCTGCATAAGGATCTGCTGGAGCTCTAACTAATATGTGATCTGTTGCGCCGTCAAAACTGTAACGTCCTCTGATTGCATATACTGTTTCTGGATATACTCCGTCAGCATAACTGTTAACTGCAACATCATGTGATGCATGATAGCTGTTAAACGTAAATGATCCAGAAGCCGCTGTAATAGCGTAATTTGCTCTCCATAAATTCTGTTGATAAGAAACAATATCGTTTGTTGCATAGTTTGTAGAATCTGAAAACTCACCTTTGTATAATGTTTTAAGATTACTTGCTTGTGGTGCACCAATTGCTAAAAATTCTGCATCTTCTGCAATAGCAACTGACTTACCAAAGTTTCCGTTACCAGAGTAATAAGTTGCACCTGGTTCTTCAATTGTTTGAAGGTGTTTAAATTCTGCTGTGTCTGTAGTTCTTCCAAACAAGTATACTTCGTTGTTACCCGGAGCACTAATTACAAGTGTTGTATTTCTTTGGTCTGCCGCTATTACTTTACCAAACTCTACACTTGAATCACTAGTTTTAATATTTGATAAAACTTGTTGCTCAGAGTGTACTGGCTCATTCTTTAATACTAACCAGTTGTCTGTAATGTCTGTGTCAATCCAAATTGTTTCACCAACTTTTAGATCGTTGTTATAATCTGATAATAACAAGTTTGCACTATCAAAGCTAGGTGTTCTATTAGAATTAAATCTAGTAACAAATCCGTTTAATAATTCAGCATCTTCAACAGTACCATTAGGGTAACAAATTAATGTATCAAGCTCGTTACGCTTAACTTTGAAAAACTTGTTAGCACCTGTAACATCAACTATACCAATAATTTCGTCAATTTCGTATCTTGATTGTTTACCAAGTGTNATTACAAATTCTTCTACACCAGTAACTGATGATGTTTGAATAGCAAGTACTCTATCATTAGATCTAATATACTTTAAAACGTCCCATGTAATACCTTTTTTACCAACCCAAACATAATCGCCAACGTTAAGTTCTGACGGTGATTGTGTTAATAAATCTTCGTATGTTGCTATTGATAGTTTTACGTCTTGCGGGTTTACATATCCTGCTGTTGGTAATACATTTTTTTGAACATCGTTAGTTGGAAACGGCTTATGAGTATACCCTTGAGGTTTTAAATAAGTTTCAAACGGTCGTATTCTATAAATTAAGTCTGTTTCATCACCTGAGACTGTATCAACTAATTCAACAGGCTGTGGACTTAGTCTAAAGTTTGCTTCGTCAAGTGTATATTCAACTTCGTCAAACGCTGTTGATGATCCGTATTGACCTAATCTAAATCCCCATTCTTCATAAAAGTCTAAGCTATCTGCATCTGTATTAGATAATGCATCAAACAATTTAGTTAAGCTATTTTTTGTACCCTTGTCTTGAATAAATCCTTGATAGAATTTATACTGACTTACATCATCATTAATAATGTTTTCTAAATACTTACGCTTTTGATATCCAATTAAATGTTGTGCTAGTCTTTGCTGATCATTGTCAAAGTTATCTGTATCAAGATCATAGAAGTCACCAAATTGTTTTGCTTTATAATCTAAGTTTGCTTTTAATCCTGCTTCAGGACGAACTTCTAACTTTTCCCACTCTTTGTTATCAAATATATTTGTTCCAGGTATTTTTACCTTTGCAACATAATAAAATTCTTTATACTTAACTGTGTCACCAACTGCATAATCTTTCCATGATTCCCAAACAGTAGTTTCTGCACTATCGTAAATAAATCCAGGGATATTAAATCCGCCTGTCCACGCATCAGTTCTATAGCCCATAACTTTAAGTCTTGCTTGGCGATAGCCTGGTGCTTGATCGTAAATTACATCTTTAAATACTGTAGTGTTATCAAGTATTATTACGTGTTCTTTTTGTACTAGAGGAATATTAACATTGTAAATACCGTCAGCAGTATTTCTAGTTGATATTGTAAATTCATTATCGTCATCTCTACCAACTCTTACATACTCTGGTATTAGTTTTTTACCATCTGCTTTTAATATACTGTATTGATAGAATGTATCAAAAATATTATCTGCAACATTTTTCTCTTTGTAAAACTTTAATTCGTTTGCACCCGGACTTAGTGTAATAACACTATTTTCTGCCCAACCTTGTGTTGTCCAGAATAAAAATTCTTTAGCACTTACTCTCCAGTTTTCTACATCTAAAATCTGTTCACTAAATTTATTAAATGTAAATCCTTCGCTTTCTAAATATTTGCTGTAGCCTAATAAAAAGTCAACTACTTCTTGTACTGTTCTAAACATTGTACCGTATAGTAACTCTAATGGCTCTTTTACTAATTCAGTATTGAATTCACGTCTAAAGAACGCACTACGTCCTCCCTTCATAGGAATTTCAGGTAGCTTTTGATATAATGATTGGTCAAAATCTGTTCCAGCTACGTGTTGAGATTTAGCAACGTAATATTCATTACCAAATTGGATTATTGATCCTTCAGCGTATGTTTTATTTTCACTCCACTTTACAAAGTCTTCACTAATGCCGCCAACTGTAACAACTGGGTCATCTGCTTTTGGTGTTGGAGAAAAGTATTTGAAGTATGGGTTAACTCTGTCGTAACCTCTAACAATAAATCCTTCTGCTTTCTTTTCAATAATTACACCACTGTAAGAAACTAAGTTTGTTACAGAACTTGTGTTTAAGAAAATTTGATAGTTTTCATCTGGTACAAAAACATTACCTTCATTGTAAGGTGTTCTTGAATCAAGTATTAATTTAAACTTACTCTTTTCAGTAAAGCCTCCAAGTTTAATTCCTAACTTGTTATCAATAGCTTTTACATTTGCTTTATACTTTGTATAAACATCAACGTCTTTACTGTTTAAATAGTTTGCAACTATGTTTACTAATCCACAAGTGTTTACTCTTGTTTCGTCTGTTGATGTATTTGGAAATACTAAATCTTGTAATTTTAAACGTTTACCTGTTGTACTATAAACAATAGTGCCTGCACTATCTCTAATAATTCTACTTCTATCCCAACCAAGACCTAATACTCTACTTGGCTGATTTAACATTAATGAAATTAGCAATGCAAACGGATATTCACTACTTCTTCTCCAAGCAGTTTCTGTTGGTCCTTCATCGCCAAATTTAAATGGATTTTTAGTACTACCTAATACAAATTCTTTTGCGTAATTAGCATCAACTGGACTTAATAAGTTACCTGCATCATCGACTGGTATCCAATTAGTAAGTCCTGGGCGTTTATAATGTTTTAAGTATTCTGCAGGAGCGCCTGGCTTTCTGCATATACCATCTTCAAGGTCTTGCCATAACAACATGTTTTCACTTGTGTATGGTGCTTTACCATATTCTGTTTCCCACCATGTAGGTTTAACACTTAGTCCTAACATTTCCCATGGATGAGTATGTGGGCGATCAGTATCAAATGCTTGTTTATAAACTGCTCTCCAGTATCCTGGGTTAGTGCTATTGTTTGCACCTAGTGTTGAAGAATAATTATATGTAAATGTATCTGTTGCTTCATAAAAGTCGTAGTTTGTATAATCTGGATTACCTACAACAGATAGCCAATCAATAAATTCTGCAATCATTCCTTTATCAATAGCCCATTTAGGAATACCTGTTGATCTATTTGAGCCACCTACAAAGTCATGTACATCAAATAGTGATGTATTGTATGGTACTTTTAAGTTGTTATAAATTCTTTTTTCTAATTCAAGTAATAAGTCATCTCTAAAATCGTTGTATGCTACAAAAGTAGATCCGTCATGTCCTCTAATAACAGTTTGGTCAACTCCGTAAGTATTATCAATAAACTTAGTAGGAACATATGCAGGATATAAACCTAACTTAGTAGGTGTTTCTGGAATGTATGAACCATCTGTATTTTCATATTCGTATATTGTAATAACATCGTCAATAACATTTGGAGTTATAATTTTTATAAATCCTTCAAACCCTACTTCAAATTCATAATCTTGTCCATGACATAGTAAAGCACCATTACGGTACACACTTATTGCTTGATTCGATAATGAACGTAAACTATAATCTGCTGTTAAACTGTAGTATTCTTGTGACGCACTAAAAACTGTGTGTATGATTTCGTTACTGATACCATGCCCAATCATATCACTAAAGTAAAACGGCATGTCATTTGTTTTGTTTAGATTTAGTTCAGTTATTACTTTGTCAAAATGGATTCTTGTTGTTCCGTCATAACCTAAGTTCTCAGCTGTTTGTAAAAACTTTCTTCTAAACTTGCCGTACTCTGCTCGTGCATATTTTAATGCGTTAATAACGTTTGCAGTTTTATCTGTTATGTGATATACTGCAAGGTTAGTTAATCCACTATGTTGTGTAAATCTACTTCCGTATGGTGATAAGTTTCCTAAATCTCTTAGGTTACTAGTTCCGGGAAAGTTTCCTGTCCAATCATTTCTAAATTCAGTAATAGATTCAACATGATCATTAACTTCACCTAACGTAAATGATTCAATATTTTCGTTCTTAGGATTACGTTCGTAGTTAATTGGGAATTCGTAAATACCGTTAGCATTTTTCTTTGTAGCACTATCAGTTTTAATTACTATAATATCGTCTTCTACAAGATCCTTTGTAAACGTAACATACGCTACACCATTAATTCTGTTTATAGCATAATCTATATTTTCTAATTTACGTTTATCGTTAACATAAACCCTTACCCAAAGATCGTTTAAATCTCCACTGCGGTCATATACATCAATAGCAAAATCATTAAACTGTGTTGCTACAACATATTGTCTATTAACTAACTGTTTACTTTCTGTATTTCCTTTGATCCAGCCACTTACGTATGTAAATGTTTCTCTATCGCTGTACTGTCTTAGTACACCGTTATCAGACTTTGCAGTAATAACTGCATTACTTTGTTGGTAAGTATGATTTGTGTTTAACAAATTAAAATCAAACTCAATATCACCGGTATTTTCTAATGCTCTATAACTTAAAGGAAATCCTAATTCAATATCATTAGTTCCTGTACCTTGTTTGTAACTAAACAGTTTATTACCAATAAATGTTGTGCTAGGATATGTTGTTGTATTAGAAAAACTAACACCATTAGTATCAAACAAGTCAAACATTGGTGTTTGATTAGTTGCTGTTTTTTCTTGTGCTACACACCATTTAGTTCCGTTGTAATACCACATTTTACCTTTGTTAGTATTACCAGCTTCAACTAGTACTACTTCATTTAACAATGGTGTTGTATCAGCTTCTTCAATTAAACTAATTTGTCTAATATTATTATGAGTAATAAAGTTTACTTTGTAAATTTTACCTTTAACTCTTGTGTCAGGATCACCTGTAAACAAGATACGCATATCGTCTGCAACATCAACTCCGTCAATGTTATAACCTAATGATCCTTCAATAGTACTAAACACATCAGATGTAAATGTATCAATTAAGTCTACATTATTTTTTGCTGATGTACCAAACTCATGTAATTTAATGTTTTCGTTAAATTCAATGATCGGACGTTTGGCTCTGTTTGCTTGATCAATTTCTGGTATAATTCCATTAATTGTTCCTGTAGTTTCAATAACAGATTTGTGTGTCCATCTATTATATCTTGACCATGGATTTAAATCAGCACTTGACCTGTTCATACAAACATAATCTTTTGTACCTGCAAAACTATTTGCATTACTAAACGGTACTCTATCAAATGCTTCTGAATCAAATGGTACAGGTTTATCTGTGGAATATGTTCCAGGTATCTGTACGTTTGCATCAGATACTAATTTAATTTTATCTCCTACACCTTCAACATACCATTCGCCTTGGGCATATTTTGCAGGAGTTACATCACCTTGGAAGTATAATTTCATTCCATTTGATAACGCATATCCGTTTGACATTGTATAATTTTGTTTGCCAATTATTTCTGCTTCNACATCAATTTTACTGTTTTCTACAATATCATAAATTTTNATTAATCCACTTGTATTAATATCATTGCCATTAATATAATATAATGTGTCTGGTGCATTAATATCAACTTCAAATGTAATTGTGCCAACGTCAGTTGTTTGTGTGCTATCATCAAGACCGGTTGTATATAACACTTCAGCATCTAAACTTCTAGCAGTTCTAAACGTTAGAGGCATGCCAGGAGTATTAAGAACAAATGTATATGTTTGTCCTCTATATAATTTTAATGATGGATTTTGTGTTTTACCGTCTGGTGAAAATACATATGCAGTATTGTCAAGGTTATCTTCACTAGTAACAGTAAATGTACTGTCAATGTCTCTAGCTTGTCCTGCAACACCAATACCTATTGGACCGTTTGGTAACCAATAGTATTCTCTATAATTAGTAAACTTATCCCAATTAATATGTGGGTTCCAAGAATAGTATTCTTGTTTGTTTAGTACGCTGTCGTTTTCAACTGTACCATTAAACGCTCTAATTTGATTTTTAAAGTCGTTATAATCTTTGTAAAATGTAACGTTGTTTAATTCGTCTTGTACTAAAGTAGCAGGTTCAAATTGATAGTTTTCTCTATCTGCATTAGTATCTGAAATATAATTATCAGATGCAACTCTAGCTTTTGCAATACGTCTTCCGTAGTATGCTGATATCTTTTCAGCTACACCAGGATTTAAAAGTTGATCAAGTGTAGCACTAAGAAACTTTTTATTCGAATCCGTTCTAAAGTATTTAGGTAAGTGATCTGCACTAGTCCTTTTAGATTGATTTGCTCCAACTGGAAGAGCATTATCGGATTGATTATCGTTAAAAGCCATTTAGCTTATCCCCTTAATAAGATGAACTACTGTAAGTAGTGCCACTTGTAATTCCGCTGGTTGTTGATGTACTTGACGCTGTTACAACATTGCCTGTTGCTTGTATTCTACTTGCTGTAATTGCATCAATAACTTGAACGTCATCAACTGACGCACCACTAATAAAAATTTCATCTGCTTCACTACGTATTTCAAACAAACTACCAAACGCTTGTCCTGTTTGTTTTGGAACAATAATCAAACTTACTAAGTCTGGGCTAACAGCATTCATTACAAATGTGCTTAATTCTGTAAAGTAAAAAGTATCACCAAAGTCCCAGTTCTCTAATGCAAAGAATTGATTAATTGCATTAATAACTTTTGATTTAATATCATTATCGTTAACAACTTGCTCTGGGTTTTTTACAATCTTAAATGTTGCCTGCATATTAGTTTCTGATTTATCTCCAAACAGTACTTTATACTTAACTGGATGATAAATTAGTTCATCACTAATTGACTTAATTTTATTAATTTCAGCACCATAACTATTAAACAAATTATCACTACTTGGTGGTAACGGTAAAGATGCTGTTACACCACTTAGATATTGTCTAAAGTTTGTGTCGTATGTTTTTGTTAACAAGTAACAATCATTAATGTTAGAACTGCTTGGATCAATACGAGCATCATCATCTGCTGTATGCACATAATGGAACTTTAGTTTATCTCTACCTGTAAACGCTTTATAATCCGTTGTTTGTGTTAATAACAATGTAGTTGCATCATACTTTTTAAACACATCTGTTTTTACAACATAAAATACTTTTCCTGTTGGCATGCCTGACGTTTGAATAAAACTGTCATTAGTAACAACTGTAATTTTTTCAACTTCATTATCGACATATTTAAAATCTTCAATATTATCTGAAGTTATATATTTCTTTAGGAAAACAAATTTTGAATTAATGTTAGTCTCAGGAGCAATTAATACGTTAAACGTATCTGGGTCGTCAACAACTGAATCGTCATCTCTATCAAAGAACCCAACTTCAACTTTTTTACTATCAATATATCCTTCAGGATCTCTATATTCTTTTGTAATTTGCCAAGGATAATCAATGGTAAACGGTGTAATAGCATCTGGAACTGTGTTAATTGATAATACTTCAATTCTATCTTTAACAATTTGTCCTGTTTTGTTATCGTAAATTTTTTGTTCGCTGTCGTAAAAGAATTTAATTTCTTGATTACTTTCAAACACATACCTTAAGCCTCTGTAACTAACAGTATACTGAGCTCCGTCTGTTTCAAATAATAACAACCAACTTGCATCTAATTGCTGATTAGTAATATCACCTGTTTTACCTGTAGTAAAGTTACTTGTGATGTCTAAGTTATTTTCTGTAATTAAACGCCATTGTCTTAAATTAGTATCGTATCTTAAACCAAATGTTTTGTATGCAAAAATTTGATCGATAATTTGTGTTTTAACATCAAGAACCAATGCTTTACTAAACTTTGGTCTAATTTCTGAAAGTACTGCACCTGTTGGTATTACATCATTAAATGCAATTGGTCCACTACCGTCAGTATTATCAGTTCTGCCGTCAGTGACTACAGATATAACTTTAGTCCAAACATATGTTTTTGTTCCTGCTGGTAAAATATTTCCTGTTCCAAGTGTACCATCTTTAGCAAAATACTGTCCTACTGGTGCAACAAATTTAATTAAACTTCCTGGTTCAACAAAACGCAATCCACTACCTGTAAATGTTCCAACTTGATACGTTGAACTAACTGAATCTAAAAACTTACCTGTGCTGTAGTTTGTAGAGGTTGACGACTGTGACCAACTTGCTTGTAAGTCAGAAACTAAAACTTTTGGAAACTTATCTAAGTAATAATTAATAACTGATGTTTTTGAAAGTATTGGAGTAATTGTATTTTCAATAGTACCTTCAACATCTGTTCTAGTACTAAAAGTAAACGACTCTTTACTATCTGTTAATTCTTTGTATAGCAACCCGTCTGTACCAAACAAACTAGTATTTGAATACTTTCCTGTTGCATCAAGTAAATCATAATATCTACTAATACCACTTGCTGTTCTATTAACAGTTTTTACTTTAATAATTTCTTGACTAACTCCTAATGGTGCTACTTGGTAGTCTTCACCAGTTACCATTCTATTTTGTGTATAGTATGTTGCAGGAGCGTTTGCTTTAATACTTGCATTTGTTTCGCTTCTACTTGAGTTGTCAACTGTATACTTTAAAGAAAATACTAAGTTTAATACTTCGGCATTACCTGCTTTAGATGTATAAGGAACTGTTACAGAAATATTTGTTAAATCTTTAGGAACAACATTAAACGTGTCATTTGCACTAGTTCTAAAAAATGCTTTAAATTGTCCTTTAGGAAGATTACCAAATGTTCCGTCACTAAAGATCATATCAATTGAATCTTGTACTTTAGTTAATACAGCATAAATGTTTCTTTGATTTTTTCTTGTACTGTTATAAACAATATTGTTGCCTTCAACTGCATCAACCTTTGTCCATAGCTGATCCTCAGCACCAATTGAATTTAATTTGTAAAGCCAAACATCTTCATTGTTAACATTAGTTGCGTCAATACTTACTGTTTGGTTAGTACTTGGTGTATCAACATTAAATATTCCGCTGTCAAGTGTACCTTGACGGAAGTGTGCAAAAAATCCTGAGTTCGTTGAACCTGGTCCTCTACCATCATCTCTATAAAGAAATCCTAAACTGTTTCCTGGAAGCGGTGCTTCTTCTGCAATAATACCATTACTAACATCAGTACTAACAATTTGGAACTGTAAACTTCTTCCATCAACATTTTTACTAAAAGTATAAACTGGAACATCGGTGTTTGATGCGTTAAATCTATACTGGTCTGTTGGAACACCTTCTACTTTATCTTTTTTAATTGGTTTTCCGTATTGCGAATTACTAGGCAATGCGGCATTAAGTACTCTTTCAAACTGTTCTCTCCAATTACTGTTACTAGGATCATTCCAAATAACTCCTTGGTTAGAAAGATTTGTACCATTACTATCTAATATGTCTTCTGAAGTTGAAGCACTTTCCATTTTAAGCAATCCGTTAGCTGGTTTATTACGCTTTGGATTGTAGGAAAGTAAACGTGCTAAACGTAGAACACTTTCTCTACGTGATGCAAGTTCTAAAAAGTTTTCTCTAGCATTTAAGTCAACACGGAAAGCAATGTTTTGACCTAGGAAAGCAATAAGATCAATTAGTGCCAAGTATTCACTTGATTCAATGTAGTCGTTAAAATCTTCTGGATAATTTTGACGTATATAGTTAATCATTGTTCGACGTAAGTTGTCGAAATCGTATGATTTAAATTCAGCATTACGGAAAGATTGGTATACTTTAGCCCAATCTTCTGCTATTAATAATCTATTCTGTCTATCTGTTGCCGCCATTTATTTGCTTTCCTTAGTGTAATACTATTTAGTGTAATCTGTTAAGTGTGTACTTAATTCATTCCCGAGTTTTCGTCAAACGTTAAACGCATTTTTTCGCTAATATTATACGGCAAATATGTTAGGTCGCAGTCTATAATAATACCACTTTCATATGTGTCAATAATAACTGCATTTGCAGTAACTCTTGGGTCTGAATTTACAATTCTTTTAACATTCTCAGCTATTGCTTCTTCCATTGACGGAGTCATTGGTTCAAATATTGCGTCCCAAATAATTGTTCCAAATTCAGGATTCATTAATTTTTCGCCTTGTCTAATATGGAAGTGATTAAGCAAGTCTTGTTTAATTAAACCAATGTCATATAACGTTTTACTAACGTTTTCTGGATTAACTGTACTAAGACCTTTGTAAGCACGATTTGTTGATGTTGGATTACTTGGTGCATTGTTGCTGTTAACTTCGATGTTTTTATATAATTCGCTTGCCATATCAATATTTACCTTACTTTTTATTCGTTAGCTTTACTAGTTTTCTTAAATGTATCAGGAATACTAGGAGTTGGTTCATCATTTTTAGTTGTAAAATTATTATCCCTATCAGTAGCAACTGGTTTAAATGCTTGAGGGTTTAAATTTTCATGCCATGGCCATGGTTCGTGCTGTGGCATACGTTGACTTAACCATCCTAATGATGACGGTCCTGGGTTAATGTGTGTGTTCAATGCACTAACTAATTCAGCTGTTGCGGCTGTTGGGCCGTTCATGTCAATCTTAGGTGCTGTTTCTGTGTGGTTTCCGCCACTGTTTATATCAGTAGTTGTACCTGCTGTAAACTTGTTTGCAGAACCTGTGTTTAGATCAAAGTTAGTTGCTGTTGTAATTTTACCGTTAGCACCAATTAAAATATTTGTATCAGCGGAAGATTCTATTTGTATTTTGCCGCCTGGCTTTGAACTACCGCCATAATTGTCACTTGCTTTTAGGTATAAATTTGCACCTGCTTCAATAGTAACATTACGATTTGCTGTAAAATTAAAATCATTAGCACTAAACATACTAATACTATCTTCGGCATAAATGTCAATTTTACCATCACTTGTCATTTCAAACCAAGCAGTACCTTTAGAATTAGATATGTAGATTAAATCTTCTGTGTTATGTAACAGTATCTGATGACCTGTTCTAGTACGCACACGGAATAATTCGTTGTGTGGAAGTTCCCTTTTACCATCTTTTTCATTTTGCATTACATCAGCATATTCTGGCGGGCCTTTGTCTGCTGTTGTTTTTCTTAAAAATTTATCATCTCCGTCATCTGCTACAAGAGAAGTGCCGCCAAGTCTTGATTTATAAACATCAACAAATTCTTCGTTAGTACCTATTCTTGATTTTGGAGCTCCTGGACGTTTATCAACAGGTCCTGGTGTATTAAATCCAAAGACTGCACTTGGTACTTCACGCCTTGCACTTGACGTTGTGATTCCTCTTGTTTCGTCAAATATTAATCCTGATTCAACTAGTCCATTTACAAATTCTTTTTGGTGTGGTTTTTCAAACTTTGTAGGATCTTGTCCAAGTCCTGTTTCAGTCATTTTATTGTATTCACTAACTGGCAATTTAGCAGGCTTCATTTTTTCGTCAATTAGATCATTTCCATCAGCATCAACTTTTTTAGTAAATGACGTTGCGGCATTTCCCGGTACAGAAAAATTCATATACCTATCTTGAACGCAACCTAACCAGTAACACATATTTGGGTTACCTTCTGCAAAAATTATAAGAACCTGTGTTCCAATATCAGGTGGAATCATCCACATACCGTATGCTTGTTGAGTATCTCTATAACCGTCGTTTGCTGTTACTCCATTTCTTGGAGTTTGTCCTGTAAACGGTGACAAGTATCTTGCGTTGTACATTGATCCGCCTGCAAAGTTTGGGTTACCA